GCCCGCGCGGCCGAAGCCGAGCCTCGGCGAGCTGATCATCCAGAAGTCCGAGGCAGCCCGCAACGCCGGGCGCCGCGGCATCCGCGGCTGAATCGTCGCCCGCGCGGCACTCGGGCGGCCGCGCGGGCGATCTCGCACAAACGTTCTACAGGCGGTACCATCGCAACGAGATCGCAGGTTGCCAGAGCGCCCCACAGCGGTCCACACACCCGGGCCAGAGCGCCCACACAAGTACATACGTTCGAACCGTGCGCGTTGGCAGAGACCCGGCCGGTCCAGTCACCCCCTGGAGCCAGCCCGCGCAACGCCGACCGCCTCCAGGACCCCACCGGATCCCTGGAGGTAGCTGCCCATGGCAGCCCGCGATTTCTCCGCCTGGCAGCCGATCATCTGGGACGACCAGGTCATCCAGCGCGAAGTCCAGGCCAGCGCGATCTACGACACCGCGCGCGAGATGAACATGGTCAGCAACACCTACGAGATCCCCCGCTTCACCAACGCCATGGTGGGCGGCGGCTCGCAGCTGACCGAGGACACGAACAACGGCGACACCATTCCGCTGTACTCCTACCAGTACAACGGCAAGGAGACCCTCGACGAGGCGCAGATCGAGGACTCGCCGGCCGACGAGGTGGCCGCGGTCACCTACGAGTGGATGAACTCGTTCCACATGTCGTACGACAACGCCTGTATCGGCGTGTCGGCGGCCCGCTCGAGCACCGCGTCGAACTTCCAGCCGTACAACTCGATCTATTACACGGTGCGCCACAGCGACTCGGACGTCGGCTACCTCGCGGACACCAACTACACCAAGACCGGCTCCGGCGGCCTGACGTACGACTTCGCGAACACCGCGCTGGGCGTGCTGGAGAACACCAAGTTCTGGAACCCCGCGAACGGCTGCGCGTACATCCACTCGTCGCTGAAGAAGGCGATCCGCGGCGTCAAGGACGGCCAGGGGCGCCCGATCTTCGTCGAGTCGACCGCCGGATTCCCGGGCGGCGGCGTGCAGCCGCGCTACGAGCTGTTCGGCGTGCCGGCCTACTTCACCTTCGGCGCGCAGGTGTCGAACGACTTCACCTCGTTCCAGAACGGCGTCGCCGGCAACCCGCTGATCGTGTTCGCGAACCGGCGCCATGCCGTGCGCGGTGAGCGCATCCCGCCGCAGGCGCAGTTCATCAACGCCAACATCAACATCAACGCGCTCGAGCACACGGTCCAGTTCCGGGCCCGGCAGGGCTTCGCCGCGACCGTGCCGCAGGCCTTCAGCGTGCTCGAGGTCGGCGCGTAAGCACCCTGTCTCCGGTCGGCGGCCCTCCGCTGCCGCCGGCCGGACCATCTCGCGGAGGGAGGTGACCTGGTGTCGGCCACGACAGTCAACGGGCAGCTGCTCGGCCCGCTCGTAGCGCTGCCCGCGGGCGGCGTCCAGGTCACCGTCACCCTCGTCGACTACGACGACGCGCCGGCAGTCGGCTTCAACACGGCCGACTCGACCGAGATCCTAGCCGCGGCGACGATCGTGCCCACCAGCGGCGGCCTGTGGACCGCGCAGCTGGTGCCGAACGCGGATATCCAGCTGTTCAACGGGTTGGCGCAGACCGCGTACCGGGTCACCGAGACCGGCAACGGGTCCGCGTTCACGTACTGGATCGTCGTCACGGCGTCGATGACCCCGCTGTGGGTCGGCTCGCTGCGCACCACCCTGGTCGGCACCTCTGGTGGCTCGGCCGCGGCCATGGCCATCGCCGGGGGCCTGACGGTCGGCGGCGCAGCCGTGTTCAACGGCGCTGTCACCATCCCCACGGGCGCCTCGATCGGCGATGTGTGGACCTGTGGCGCGGGCGGCGCGGGTAGCTGGCAGCCTGCGTCGAGCGCTGGTTCGACGGTGTTCTCGCGGCAGCTAGTCGTCGCCGCCGACGGCGTCCCCTCGGTGGTCGTGGCGCCGGTGGGTGTGTGGACGCCGACGTACCTGATGACGTCTGATACGGGCGGTGTCTGGTCCGGCTGGATCAATGCCAGCGATGGGGCGCAGAACGACGCCGTGTCCTTCGATTTCGCGTGCGGCGCGGGAACCTATGAGCTCGAGCTGCGGCATCTGGCCTACACGAACCGCGGCACCTACACAGTCAAGATCGACGGCGTGTCGGTGGGGACGGTCGACGGCTACGCGGCGTCCCTCACGGCCGAGCGCAGCACACTGACCGGGATCGCGCTCGCCGCCGGAACGCATGTGGTCACGTTGCTAATGGCGACGAAGAACGCATCGTCGATCAGCTACTTCGGCTTTGTCGAACGCCTCATGTTCACGAGGACGGCGTGATGACCGAGCCGCTGCCGACCTTCCTGCCGGGCACCACCGCCAGCCTTCAGGCGCTGCTGACCGCCGACGCCTCGGTTATCACCGTGGCGATCGTCGACTCGGCCGGGGACGTGCTGCTCGAGCCGACACAGTACGGCATCAGCCACGCCGGCCCGGGCCTGTACCTGTACGCGTGGCCGGTCCCGAGCACGCAGCCGGCCGACACTTTGAGCGCCCGCTGGCAGGCCACCGTCGGCGGCCAGCCGCAGGAGTCGACGGAGTTCTTCACGGTGTCCTCGGCCGGCGGACTGGGCACCTGGTGCTCCGTCGCGGACGTGCTCGCCTTCACCGGGGAGGACGTGGGGCAGATCGACGTTACGATCGCGCAGCAGTGGCTCGAGGCGCTCGTCCACCGGGTGTGGCGCCCCACCGACTCGAGTCGGCGCGACTTCCACTGGCTGACCCGGGCGACCGCGTGGCAGGCGCTGTACGTGAACGCCCACCCTGAGCTGAAGACGTCCATGGATGTGGCGTCGATCAGTCAGGACGGCTTGTCGATCACCTTTAAGGGATCGTCGCAGTCGCTGGCGATCTACTCGCCGGTGGCGTTGCGGTTCCTGTCCAGCCTGTTCCGCGGCTCGAACTCGACGATCCGCTTCAACTCGGCGTTCCAGAAGAACCGCCTCACCAAGGTCGGCGTGACGGCCGGGTCGAGCGTCCCCTGGAGCAACCTGTGATCGCGACCCCGACCACGACCGTGGACGTGCTGCGCGGCACCACCACGAACGCGTTCGGCGACGTCGTGGACGCCGACACCGTCGTGCCCGGCATGACCGGACTGGCCGCGTCGATCATCGAGCAGCGGCAGAAGGTCCACGCTCCGAAGGACTCGCCGGCGCAGGACCGCATCGTGCGTGTCTTCAAGGGTCGGATGCAGCGCGGCCTCGACGTGCGCAAGGGGGACCGGCTGCGCGACGCCGTCGGCGCGGTCTACATCGTCGACAACCTGTATCAGCAGGCGAATCCGTTCTGGGCGCAGGACCTCACCTTCGACCTGTCCCTGACCGCGTAGGAAGGAGCGAACCCATGGCCACATCGAAGAAGTCGAAGCTCTCGGCCAAGACCAACGCCAAGCGCAACACGGTCAAGGGCCGCGCGCAGATGCCGGCCTCGGACTTCGGGCTGCCCGCGCAGAAGAAGTACCGCATCGACGATGCCGCCCACGCCAGGGACGCGCTCGGCCGGGTCGCGCAGAGCGGGACACCGGCCCAGCAGGCGCAGGTGCGCCGCCGGGTGAAGGCGAAGTACCCGTCGATCGGCCAGGCCGGCAAGAGCGCCAACCGCAAGTCCATCTGACCCCACCCGACGAGCCCCCAGCAGCAGACCCCAACCAGGAAGGAGACGACGATGACAGCCACGCTGTACGCCAACACCGAGCTCGTCACCGTCGCCTACCTCGGCGTCATCCTCGGCGACGTCTCGATCGTGGGCCTTCAGCTGCCTGCGGATCAGGCCTCGTGGGCTGCGACTGGGTTCGTCCAGGTCGTCGCGCCCCACGCCGGCGAGCCGAACCAGTACGAGCCGATCGAGGCGCCCGCGGTCGCGGTCCGGGCGTGGGCGGTGGCGCCCGGGGGTCGGCGGCCGCCGTGGAACCAGGCCGCGCAGCTGGCGGAGCGTATCCGGCGCCTGGCGTTCAACGAGTACACCGGGCCGGTCACGGTGACGCTCCCGTCCGGGTACGAGCAGGCGATCGTCGACACCGGCAGTGTCCTGTCGCATCCGGCACGGATCGGCGGCGACGACTCCGCGTTCGCCTGCTACGGGTTCGACGTGCGCATCAGCTGGCGGGGGGTGGGGCTCGGATGATGGACATCGACACGATCATCACGAACGTCGTCAACCTCGCCAAAGCGCAGACCAGCGGCAGCGATCTGCTGTTCGTCGACGTGCTCGACTACGAGTCTCGGGCCACCGTCCCGGACGGCGTCCTCGCAGCGGTCTACTTCAACGAGCTTCGGCCGGCCCCGGCGGACTCCGGGCTCTCCGCGACCAGCGGTGTCCTGGTGCTCAACGTGCGCCTGTACGTCTCCACGGTGCGTCAGCCCTACGGCGCCGTCGAGCGCTCCATCGTGAAGGCGGCCCAGCAGCTGATCGGTGCCCTGACGGCCAGCTACACCCTTGGCGGCAGCGTCCGCAACATCGACCTCCTCGGCGCCGGCGGCGTCTCCCTTGCTGCGCAAGGCGGCTACGTCCCGGGCCTGGACGGCAAGCTCATGCGCGTGATCACGATCACGCTGCCCTCCATCGTCAACGACGTATGGGAGCAGACGCCATGACCGAGATCAGCGTCAGCGTCCACGGGCCGCTCTTCGACGGCCGCGCCGACCGCATGGTCGACCACATGTGCACGGAGGTCCAGCAGGAGGTCGCGCACCTCGCTCTGGATCGGTGGCAGCTGAACGCGGAGACGACGTTCAAGGAGCCGACCGGGGCCTATCAGGAGCACATGCAGGTCGCCAAGCGCGACGGCGCGGACGTGGTCACCGACGGCTGGCCCGGGTCCGGGTTGCAGTACGGGCTGTGGCTCGAGGGGCTTGGCAAGCGCAACAAGACGACGCGCTTCAAGGGTTACTGGAACTTGAAGCGCGCGTTCGAGTTCACCCAGCAGTGGTGGCGCAAGGTCGCCCAGCCGCCGGTCGACAAGTGGATGGGACGGATGAACGATGGCTAAATATGCGAGGGAAGGTGTGGGGCTATTCCCGCTGGCGCCGCTTGTTCCAGCCTCCGGCGTCTCGCCTGTTGGCGTTCTGCTCGGCGCGTGTAGCCCACCGGCAGTTGCCGGGCTCGTAGTTCCCGTCACCGTCTATGCGGTCAATCATCGCGCCGTCGGGCCGCTCGCCCATGTCGGCGAGGAAGTTGTTGAAGCTGAGCCACCGTTCACACACTGTGATGCCGCGGCCGCCGTAGACGGGGTAAGAGGCGTTCCAGGAGTCGAAGCACCGCGACATCATCCAATGCCAGGAATTGTGGGCGCCGGTATCTTTGTCTCTATTGCGGATGCGGTCAGGAAATTTCTCCGACATTTGGCGGACTGCTTTGTCGGAAAGTTTCGCCTTCGTTTCTTCCGTGTGGCGTCCGGAGAATCCGCTCGATCCGGGCTGGAATTGTCCCGCGTTGCGCAGTGTGTGCTTGGCGCATGTGCATCCGGGCGAGCATTTCAGAAGCGCCCGCTGAGCCTCCGTCATGGGCTTCCCCTTATTGGCATGCCTCTTGCAGACGCATCCGGGCTCGCACTTTCTTGGCATGCGTCCAGTCTAACCCATCACCTAAGGGGGCGGTATGAAGACTAGCGGTCTCGGCGATGCGTTCCTGGTGGGCGGCTACGACCTGTCCAACGACGTCGCGAGCCTGGAATCGATCACGCAGCCCCTCGGGGTGATCGACGTCACCGGGATCGACGAGAGCGCCCACGAACGCATCCCCGCGGACGGCGACGGCGCCATGTCGTTCACGACCCATTTCAACCCGGCGCTGGCACGCCAGCACAAGGTGCTGTCGACGCTGCCGCGCACCGACGTGCACATGATGTACTGCAACCAGCGCGCCGTTGGGAACCCGGCCGCAGCGCAGATCGGCAAGCAGCTGGACTACGCCCCCACCCGCGCCAAAGACGGCTCCCTGAAGACTTCAGTCGGCGCGCAGGCCAACGGATTCGGGCTGGAATGGGGCGTGCAGCTCACCCCGGGCCCTGCGGCGCTCGCGTCCGCGCTGGCCGGTGACGCGTCCACGTTCGAGGGCGGCATCGCGAACTGGGTCGCGGTGACGAACTGTGCGGTCGCGCAGTCCTCCGCGCAGTCCCACGGCGGCACGAAATCCCTGGCGCTGACCTCCACCGCGGGCGGCGACATGGTCGCCGAGTCGTGCGCGTCAGTCAGCATCCTGACCCAGGGTTTCCCCGTCACCCCGGGGCAGAGCGTCAACGTGCAGGCGTGGATCCGCACCGCGGCCTCCGCGCGCACCGTGTCGGTGGGCTGCCACTGGTTCACCTCCGGCGGTGTGTCGGTGTCCACGACCTACGCGACCGGTATCGCGGACGCGTCGGGGGCGTGGACGATCGACCCGGGCACGGTGGCGGCTCCGGCGACGGCGGCGTTCTACTCGGTGTCGGTGAAGGTGGCCGCCACCGGCGCGGGCGCCGAGGTGCACTACATCGACGACCTGGTGGCGTTACCGATGCCGGGCTCGTACGACACCGGGGCGAGCGCTTCGTTCGGCGCGCAGGCGTACCTCCAGGTCACCGCGTTCACCGGGACGGATATGACGGTCGCGGTGTACGACTCGGCGGATAACGTCTCGTTCGCGCCGGTCGCCTCGCCGCTGGCGTTCGGGCAGACCACTGCCGCGCACACCACGCAGCGCATCGCGATCGGCAACACCGCGACGGTGCGCCGCTATGTCGCCGTCGTGGTGAGCACCGCGGCCGGGTTCAGCGCGGCGAGTTTCGCCGTGTCGCTGACGAAGAACGTGACGGCGGTGACCTTCTGATGCCCTACCCGCAGGTTTCCAGGTTGCAGCCCGCCGGCCCGGCGTGGGCTTACAAGACGTACCGGATCCTGTCGCCGCCCTCGCACCGGCGCCCCGCCACCTGCGAGCAGGTCGACTGCGTGCGCTGGCGCAAGGGCTGGAAGACGTGCCTGGACGTGGCCGATCCGAAGCACGCGGAGGCGGCCACCTGGATCCGGAACAAGTCGGGGCGCCGCTTCACGGTCACCGAGGTCGGTACCGCGGTCACGTTCTCGTTCCCCCCGGGTGAGGACTGCTTCGCGGGCCACACGGTGCCGTACAAGCCGCACCTTTTCCTGGTGCACGGCGGGGACTGGCGCGGCAACCCGCGCGGCGTCCCGGTGCTGCGCCATTCCGGGGCGCAGGCGTGGGCCGACGACTTCGGCGAGAACCAGCAGCTGATCAAAGATCGCATAGGAAGGGGCTGAACCATGGCGAAGGTAAGTGGCCTGGGCGCGACGGTGACGGTGGACAACGCCTCCGGAACGCCTCAAGACGTCACCACCGACGTGACGGACTACCAGTTCTCCACCCCGTACGGAGTGCAGGACACCACCGGCGTGGGCGTGTCCAACCACGAGCGGCTGCTGCTGCTCGAGGACCTCTCGATCACCTTCAACGGGGTGATGGACCCGGCGGCGAACAAGAGCCACGCCGTGTTCTCCGGGGACAAGCGGGTGAGCCGCACCGTCGCGATCATCAACGAGACCACGGCGAGCTCCACGATGACCGCGGAGACCCTGTTCACCGACTACCAGCTCAAGCGCTCCGCTACAGGCGAGCTGACCTGGTCGGCGCCCGGCGTCCTGGCCAACGGCGTAGCCCCGGCCTGGTCGTAAAGGGACTGATATGGGCAAGCTGGTCGAGCCGACCCTCTACAAGCTGACCTTCGAGGAGGGCCCGCTCCAGGGTGCGAGCGTCACCGTGGCGTCGATGACGGTGCGCGAGACCTGGAAGTACAACGACGCCATAGGCGTGCTCACCGACCCGGAGGCGCGCTACCGGCTGATGGTGAACACCGTCGCGCCGCTGATCGTCGCCTGGGACCTGGAGAAGGCCCCCGGCGAGCCGTGGCCGCTCACCCTCGACGGGATCATGTCGCTGCCCGACGAGTACCTGCCCGCGATCGTCATCGGCTGGCTCAATGCGGCCGGCGGCGTGCCGGACCCTACTGGGACCGCCGAGGACGAGGCGGACCAGGGGGTGGCGCCCCCGATGGACATCCCGATGGAGTCGCTGTCCGGCGCCTAGCGCGCGACCGGTGGGCGCTGGCGGTGATGGAGCGCTACGGCTACACGCTCACCGCCCTGCTCGACGAGGACGCCGAGCTGATCAGGATGCTGAACAACGTGTCCGCCGCAGAAGCGGGCGACGACGCCGACGAAGGGTGGTGAGGACATGCCCAATGTGATCGAAATCATGGTCACAGCTAAGAACCTTGCCAAGCCCACCTTCGACGAGGTTGCGCGGCAGGGCCGCTCCATCGGCCTGGGCATGGGCGACGAGTTCTCCAAGGGCTTCGAGAGCAAGGTCAACGACGCGGTCCCGACCCATCTCGAGAATTCGTTCCGCAAGGTCGAGTCCACGGCTGCGGCCGAGGGCGATAAGGCCGGGTTCAACTTCACCGAGGCCTTCGGCGGCTGGGTGCGCGAGCGCTCACAGCCGGACATCGAACAGCCCCTCGAAGACAGTGGCCGCAAGGGCGGCCAGAAAGCCGGGCAGGCCGCTGCGGGCGGCATCTCCCCGCTGATCGTCGGCGCGTTCACCGCGGCGGCCACGATCGGTCCGACCGCCATCCTCGCCGGGGTGGCCACCGCCACGGTGGGCATGGCCGCGCTGATCGCGAAGTCGAACGGCCAGATAGCGCAGGATTACCAGACCCTCGGCCAGCAGGTCTCGTCCACCCTGACCGGCGCTGTCTCGCCAATCACGGGGAGCATAGACGCCGCGGTCAAGACCCTGGAGCGGGGCGTCACGACTCTCGGCCCGGACCTTGATCGACTGTTCGCCTCCGTTGGACCCGACGCGACGCAGCTAGCTTCCGGCCTGGTGCAGCTGGCGCAGGGGGCGCTGCCCGGGATCGTGTCCGGGATGAATGCCGTCGCCCCGGTGATGCACGACGTGGCGGCCGACTTCGGCAAGATCGGCCAGGGGATCGGCGGCCTGTTCGCCGGTTTGGGCGGTGGGGTCGGTGGGGCTACGACCGGGTTCAATGCCCTGGCGAAGTCCCTGTCGGAGATCCTGCCGGACCTGGGTAAGGTCACCGGGGACCTGGCCAACGGGCTCGGCCCGGCGCTCCGGGACATCCTCGCGGTGGCGACGCCGGTCGCGAACGCCCTGACCGCAGTGGTGAACGCCGTGCCGCCGGGGATGATCGAGGCCGCGGCGGTGGCGACGGCGGCACTGTTCGCCGCGTTCAAGATCGGGACGTGGACGAACGCCATAGGGGAGGGCGTGAAGTTCACCCAGTTCCTCCGCGGCGCCACAGTAGCCACTGAGGCCGCGACGGTGGCCACCACGGAACTGGGCGTCGCCGAGGACGCGACCGCGGTCGAAACTGGGCTGCTGGCAAAGGCGCAGGCCGGCGCGGCCGTCGCCACGGGCGCTGCGTCGAGCGCGGCATCCGCGGCGCTCGGCCCCTACGGGCTGCTGGCCGGTGTGCTGTTCGTCGCCTCCGACGAGATCAGCAAGCACACCGCGGTTCAGCTGAACCTCTTCGACGTGATCGGCACCCTGAACAAGGCCTACAACACGCATGCCACGGCGGTGGGTGACGGCGCGAAGGCGGTTGCCGCCATCGCGGACACGTACACCTCGGCTACGGGCAAGGCGGACCAGCTCACTGCGGCGCTCACTGCGCAGCGGGAGGCGGCCTCCGGCAGCGCACAGACCGCCGCACAATCGACTCTGGCGGCGCTCGGCGCGACCGACGGCCAGTCGAAGCTGACGCAGCAGCTGTATGGGAGCCTCACCGCCTACTCGCCGGCATCCACGGGCGCGGGCGCCTACGGGAGCGCGCTCCAGGCACTGAACGGGACCACCCA